TTTGTTGAACAAAGACGTAAACTTTATTCGCCAATCGTACCCAACGCCAAACGACAAAGGCGTTCCTAAATATTATGCGCTGTTTGGCCCCACTGTGAATGGCAGTACGATTACCAGCGAACTGACGTTTCTTCTTGGCCCCTCACCTGATGCCAATTACTATGTTGAGTTGCACTACTATTATTACCCCGAGTCTATTGTGACTGCTGGCACGTCATGGCTAGGCGATAACTTTGATACGGTGCTCTTATACGGCTCACTGGTTGAAGCGTACACCTACATGAAGGGTGAGACAGACCTCCTTGCTGTTTATGATGGCAAATACAAAGAAGCCCTTGCACAAGCCAAACGTTTGGGTGACGGTATGGAGCGTCAGGATGCGTATCGCTCTGGTCAGTACAGACAGGCGGTGACCTGATGGCTTTTACAGGCAACTTCTCCTGCAATACGTTGCGCACTGGGCTGATCAACGGGACGTTGAACTTTGCAACGGACACGTTTCGTTTGGCGCTGTACACAAACTCGGCCTCCTTAAATCAACTGACTGCGGCGTACACCACTGATGGTGAGGCTTCTGGCGGTAATTATGTGGCTGGAGGGTCGGTAGTAGCGGCCACAGTCAGTACGGCTCTTAGCACAACTGGCAGCATCATCTATGTTAGTTTTGCAAGCCCAGCTTGGACGGGTGCAATCACTGCCCGTGGAGCCTTAATTTATAAGGCTGGCGCAACTGGTGCTGTTTGTGTTTTAGACTTTGGTAACGATAAAATATCAACCAGCACTTTCACTGTAACGATGCCCGCTGACACCAGCACGTCCGCACTCATTAGACTTGTTTAAAGGAAAGACATGGCACTTGTAACCACCACCAAAGGCGAAATGGACGAATCTCTTCTTGAGAAAAAAGAAGGTTCCATTGATAATGACAACGAGCACACGACGTGGGTCGAGTATTGGTTGGGTGGCGAACTTGTTCACCGATCTGCTCATGTCGCCCTAAAACAATCCGTAAGTTCTGCGGTAGAAGCCGCATCGTTTAATTAAGGAGCCTAATATGGCAAATACCCAAGCAATGACAACAAGTTTCATGGGCGAGTTGATGACTGCAACCCATAATTTTGGTGTAGCACCTATCCGCGCCGTAACAACTGTTGATACGTTCAAAGCCGCTCTGTATTTGACAACCGCAACGGTTAATGCTTCTACAACGGCTTATTCGGCTTCTAATGAGGTGTCGGGTACAGGCTATTCGGCAGGCGGCGTAGCGGTTACTTTTGGTACACCTCCAACAGCCACCAATAGCTCTGCAACAGCGGGTGTTGCGTTTGTAACACCTTCAGCCAGTATCACATACACCACAGTGACTTTGGCTACAGCGTTTGACGCAGTGTTGATTTATAACTCAACACAAAGCAATAAAGCGGTGAGTGTGCATACATTTGGTTCGCAAACAATCACGGCTGGTACGTTTACGTTGACGATGCCATCGAATACTACTACGACTGCGTTGATTCGCTTGGCTACAACCTAATATGGGCGGCGGGGAAGCCCGCTGAGTAGCTAATGTTTGGAATCTCCGCCTTTGCTGAAGCTCCATTTGCCTCTCTTGCGGGGCAAACGGTTGTTGTCGCCCTTACGGGTGTTCAGGCTTCTGGCGCGGTAGGCACGGTTGTATACAGCCCAACAACGCTACAGGCAATTACTGGAGTATCCGCAACCGGTGAAGTTGGTACGGTTTCTATTGGAGAACGCACTGTTGCATTGACTGGGGTGTCGGCTTCAGGTGCAGTTGGTGATGTAGCAGAAACTAATAGCCCAACGGAAGATGGCGTTATAGCTATTGGTGGTGTTGGTATAGTTGGGCCTGCTGTTTCTGTAGCATTAACTGGAGTGTCAGCAAACGGCGCGGTGGGTACAGTTTCTGTTGGGGAACGCATTGCCGCGTTATCTGGTGTAAGTGCATCTGGGGTAGTTGGTACTGTTTCACTGGGCGCAAGGCTTGTAGCCATCACAGGCAACCAAGCAATGGGCGCTGTTGGTAGTTTTGGTGTATTTTATTGGTCATTGATTGATGACAGCCAGAACGCAAACTGGCAAAATATAAGTAACACGCAAACACCAAGCTGGGTCGTTGTCAATACAACCCTATAAGGAAAGAATATGGCTCTTGTTTTAGCTGATCGCGTTAAAGAAACCACTACCACCACAGGTACGGGAACGGTGACTTTGCTTGGAGCTTCTACCGGCTTCCAGTCTTTTGCTGTTATTGGTAACGCAAACACAACCTTCTATACGATTGCAAGCCAAACAGGAAATGAATGGGAAGTAGGTGTTGGTACGTATGCAACATCTGGTACCACGCTGGCCCGAACAACGGTGCTATCAAACAGTTCCGCAACACAGCCCTCCGCGTTAAGTTTTTCAGCGGGCACAAAAGACGTATTTGTAACTTACCCATCAGAGTACGCTGTGGCTTCTACTAATGAGGGTACAGCGGGTCAGTTACTTACATCAAACGGTACGGGTGTAGCTCCTACATTCCAAACATCTACAGCCGCAGCAAAAGGTTTTGCTGTTGGAATGTCTTTAGTCTTTGGACGATAAATTGGAGTCATAAATGGCAGTAACTAACTTTTCCACCCTACTAGGGTTGGCGCTGCCAACTACTGGTGACCTGTCCGGTACTTGGGGCACCACGGTCAATGATTCCATCACAGCATTGCTAGACTCTGCGGTAGCGGGCACAACAACGTTAAGTGCAAATGCTGACGTTACGCTCACCACAACCAATGGTTCGGCAAATCAAGCTCGTAATGCCATCATTCTTTGGACGGCAAGTAACGGAGCAACTACCCGCAACATCACCGCCCCAGCCCAGAGCAAAGCCTATGTAGTGGTCAATGCTGGTACTGGCTCAATTGTTGTACGCGGCTCTGGCCCCACGACTGGCGTGACCGTCATTTCTGGTGAAAAAGTTGTTGTTGCTTGGAACGGTTCGGATTTTGTAAAAGTTGGCTCCAGTGTGAGCACTGCGGCTATTGCCACAGCAAACGGTTTTGCTGGCACAAACACCAACGGCACGGTTACTCTTTCCACAACAGTAACAGGTATCACAAAAGGTAACGCCACTGCGTTGTCTGCCGCTGTGGCTGGTACAGACTACTTGGCTCCTCCTTCTGGTACAGCCATCATGAAGGCCAACTCTGGCGGCGCTCTTGCAAACGCAACTGCTGGTACAGACTACGTTGCCCCCGGTTCGGCAACAACTTTCACAGCGCAGCAGACGTTCAATGGCTCGTCCAGTGTGTTGGCTGCGACTTTGGCTAACGCCGCTGAGACAGTAACGATCTCCGCTACTGCGGCTACAGGCACGATCAACTATGACGTGACTACGCAATCTGTGGTGTATTACACAAGTAACGCATCTGCCAACTGGACGATGAACTTTCGCGCTTCTAGCGGCACGTCACTTAACACGGCCCTGTCTACAGGCCAAAGCGTTACTGTGGTGTTCATGGCTACAAACGGCGCAACTGCGTATTACAACAGCGCAATTCAAGTAGACGGCGTTTCAGTAACTCCTAAATACCAAGGCGGTATTGCTTGGACATTTGGTACAGCTTCTGGTATTGATGCCTACACATACACGATCATCAAGACAGGCTCTGCCGCATTTACTGTGTTAGCTTCTCAGATCAGGTTTGCCTAACATGCCACTTACCAATACTCTCGCTGTTGCATCTGCCCGAGGCTTTGGTTTTGGTACTGAAGACGCTTTTGCTGAACAGACATTTACTGTCCCCGGAACATTTACTTTTGTAGTTCCTGCTGGAGTTACTTCTATTTCTACGGTGGCAATTGGCGGCGGTGGCGGTGGCGGTCGCCCCGCACAATATACCGATTCTGCTGACCCAACTACTATTGTTGCGTATAGCCCAGTACCCGGTTCTTTAACTGCCAATTTCTATTCTGGTGGTGGTGGTGGTTTAGCCTATAAAAATAGTATTTCCGTTACTCCCGGCCAAGTTTTAACTGTGGTGGTTGGGGCAGGGGGAAATACTAGCTTCAGTGGCCCCGGGTCTAGTGGTGGGGACTCGTATATACAAAATGCAAGCGCGGTCAAACTAGTACATGCTGGTGGGGGTAGCACTGCGGCATCTAACGCTGGCGGCGCATTGATTGTCGGGGATGGAGGCGGCGCTGGGGGTTCTGGTGGTAATTGGCAATACGCAGGCGGCGGTCCGCCCCAAGAAAACGTGTGGCGCTCAGGTAGTGGCGGAGGTGCTGGTGGGTATTCTGGTGCTGGCGGTGCTGGAGTTGGTAGCGGTGTCGGGTCTTCTGGCTCCGGTGGCGGTGCTGGTAGCGGTGGCGGCGGCCAGTTTGCACAGTTTTTTTCAGGCGGTGGAACGGTAGAAAACTTTACTGGTTTTGCTGGTGCCGCAGGGGGTGGCACTGGGCTGTACGGTGCGGGTTCCAATGGAGCAGGTGGGGCAGCCGTAACCACTCCTTACAGCACTGTTTCATACGCCACAGGGGGTGAAGGTGGCTCATCAGGCACTACTGGCGGGACTTCTTTTGGTATAAGTGGTGGCCCTAACTCTGGAGGATCCGGGGGAACCGATGGACTATATGGCGGTGGCGGCGCTAACGGAGGCAGTCGTATTGCATATACAGCATCGGGGCCAAGTTATTCTTGTTTTAGAGGGTCTGGTGGTGAAGGGGGGAAAGGCGCAGTCCGCATTATCTGGACTACTAACCCTACAATAACCCGCGCTTTCCCTTCTACTAACGTGGGGCAACTGTGATGGAAATGTTCATCAAACTTGAAAACGGTCAACCTGTAGATCACCCAATCATGGGCGATAACTTTCGCCGTGTATTCCCCCAAATAGACCCAAATAATCCCAGCCCCAGCTTTGCTAAGTTTGTGCGCGTAGACCGTAAGGATGTCGGGCAATACAAAGTAGTTTTAAGCGGCCCAACCTATGCGTGGGTGGGCGATACCGTGCAAGATATTTGGAAAACCCGAGACATGACCGCCGAAGAACGTGCGGACTACGATCAATCAATGGAGTAAAACATGACAGCACCAAATATTATTTCGCCAACAACAATCAACGGTAAAACCGCTGTGTTGGCAATTACGACAACACCAACGGCTATCGTAACCAACGGTAGTACCAGCAACAAAGTTCTTAAAATAGACCAGCTTCTTATCACCAACGTTGACGGCACAAACAACGCCACGGTAAACGTGGATATTTTTAGGTCTTCGGTAGCGTACAAACTTGCGTACCTAATGACCGTTCCGGCTGGCGCTACGCTTGATATTATTTCAAGTCGTGTCTATCTTGAAGAAGGCGATACACTTCGTTTGACCGCAAGTGCTAACAGTG